CAAGCAAAAACTCATGCCATGAGCATTGTAATTCACGGCAAGGCATACAAACCAGATGTTGAATACTGTATTGGATCTTATTCTACCTTGGTAGGACATTATGTGAAGCAATTAGGATTCAATTGCAGATACATAGATCCATTGGCAGATGATAAGACAGATGTTATGTCTGAAATCCATACACCGTCAGTGGTGTTGTGGGCGCATAATCGCAAGATCACTTACGAATATACTGGCAATCAAGAAGACACACAACCTTATTGTGAGATTCCTAAAGGGTCTATCATTGTTGATCCTTGGCGCAAGATGAGTCAATTAACTGATTACACTGTTATTCACTATGGTAACACAAGAAGTCGATGAACGCAGGATATTCAGTGTTTGAGTTTTGTTGTTATGACGCAAAAGAACATGTAGTGTTCTTACTAAAAGGAAAACCCAATGGGAATGTTTGACAAGCTATTTAAAAAAACAAAGCCAGTGGCGGCACCTGCAGCACCCAAGCCTAAACCTGAACCCAAGCCCCCAATAAAAACGGCCAAAGAGATTGCTACAGAAAAAGGCGAACCGTGGGTTGATGTACTGAGCATGGATGTGGATCCAGAAAATCTACATCAAGGTGCGTTTGATTTGGATTGGAATGATAAGTTTGTGGCCAATTTGATTCGTGCCGGTTATCAAATGAAGCCTGACGACAAAGATTCGGACATAGTGGATCGTTGGTTCCAGGCAGTGTGCCGCAATGTAGTTTTAGAAACCTGGGAACAAGAACAAGCAATGAACCCCAACAGAATTATACGCAGTAAAGATATCGGCGACGGAAGATCCGAGGTAAGTTAATGATTTTTAATCACATCAAAGAACTAAAAGCACAAGGTAAAAAGATTGGCATCACATTCTCAACCTTTGACATGTTGCATGCTGGCCATGTTGCTATGTTGTCAGAGGCAAGGAATTATTGCGATTACTTGATTTGCGGGTTACAAACTGACCCTACTATTGATAGACCTGATACCAAGAACAAACCTATTCAAAGTATTGTAGAACGACAGATTCAACTTGCGGCTTGTCGTTATGTTGATGAAGTTGTTGTGTATCAAACCGAGCAAGACTTGATTGACTTGTTGTTGATTCTACCATTGGATGTTCGAATTTTGGGTACTGAGTATGAGGACAAGAACTTTACCGGTCGCAACGAAGGTGCCGGTCGCGGTATACAGGTGATATTTAATAGACGTGATCATAGTTTTAGTTCCAGTAGTTTGCGCAAGAGAGTCGCAGAAGCAGAAACAGCAAAAATACTTGCTCAAAAATGATATTATATGTAAATGGTGACAGTCATACTGCGGCAGCAGAAGCGGTAAATCCTTATGCATTTGCTGAAGATGACCCTCGATATTTCTATATGGGTCGAGTTGCACACCCTGATAATTTGGCAGTCAGCTGGGGTCGACTATTAAGTCTAGCATTACGTGCAGGATTTTACTGTGCAGCAGAAAGTGCAAGTAGCAATGCAAGAATAATCAGAACCACACGTGAATGGCTTGATAATCACACAAGCAATAATGATGTTTTAGTTATCATACAATGGAGTACCTGGGAACGAGAAGAATGGCTAATTGATGGAACATACTATCAAGTTAATGCTTCTGGTATCGACCAGGTTCCAGAAAGTCATCAGCAACAATATCAAGAATATATAGCCAATGTCGATTGGCAACAACGTACAGAGCAAGCACACACTGACATTTGGAATTTTCACAAAGAACTACAAGCTCAAAACATTAAGCATGTTTTTTTCAATGGCAATAGTGATTTTTCTAAAATTACGGATCAACGTGTGTGGGATCAGTGCTACATTGCACCCTACGATACCACAATGACATTTGATGATATTTGTCGGAAACAAGGATTTGAAACTGTTGCCGTCGATTCATGGCATTTTGGACGAGATGCCCATAGTTTCTTTCATCGTTACCTACTACAATTTATCATGAAGAATAAATTGATTGTATGAAAATTTTGTTATTGCATTATTATGCCGGTGCTGGGGGTAAATTTATTGCTAACTGTTTGTCTTACAGTAACAAAGTTGCATTTTCTAACTATGAAAAGGCATTGACCATTTTAACAAATAACGATTTAGTTTTTCTAGAAAATTGTTTATTAGCCACCATACCAGACAAAGTAAGTTCTCATCAATGGTTACAGTTAGAACAAGGATGTCATCAATTATTTGGACGCAACTTATGGGATATTACAAAAAATAAATCACGCGAGAATATTACAAAACTTAACGATCTTACACTGTTAGGAAATGTATGGTTGCCATTGGTGTCGCATGATATAGATCAATTTATTACATTTAAATCTTTGTTTTCTGACAGTGAAATTTTTACTGTTTTAGTTGATAGCACTACAGAATTTATTGATTTAGCTATCAGAAGAAAATGGCCCAAGGAACATCATTGTCTTGATTTAGATACCCATAAAAAATTTAAAGCAGAATGTAAATCAGCAAATTTTGATTTTTGTTTTAACAACTGGAATCCATTGATCATTGAAAATCATTGTATGATAACCGAATTGGCAAATAAAATTGGTTGTGATTTTGATTTTGATTTGTGTAAAAATTATATCGAAAAATATGTAAATTTCCATATTTAAGTTGACTTTCAACTAATTTTCTGTTATAATTGCACTATGAAATATGTTCTAATAGATACGGCCAATATGTTTTTTCGTGCAAGACACGGTGCTTTTCGTGCCAGTGATCCTTGGGAAAAACTAGGCTTTGCACTTCATATAACACTTATGGCTGCCAACAAAGTTGCTCGGCGATTTGAAGCAGATCATGTGGTTTTTGCGCTGGAGGGTCGCAGCTGGCGCAAAGATGTGTACAAACCCTACAAAGCAAATCGTGCAGTGGCCAGGGCTGCACTGACCGAAGCAGAACAAGAAGAAGATAAAATGTTCTGGGAAGGGTATGATGAGCTGACTAAATACCTGTCTACTCGTACCAATTGTAGCGTTATTCGTCATGCCCAAGCAGAAGCAGACGATATTATTGCTCGTTGGATTGCACTACACCCTGCTGATGAACACATTATCATTTCAAGTGACACAGATTTTGTGCAGTTGGTTAGTCCCACAGTTAAGCAGTACAACGGAATAACAGACGAATTGATCACTCTAGAAGGAATCTTTGATGCCAAGGGTCGACCTGTCATTGATAAAAAAACTAAACAAGCAAAAGCCTGTCCAGATCCGGCCTGGTTGTTGTTCGAGAAGTGCATGCGTGGAGATAGCTCAGACAATGTATTCAGTGCGTATCCTGGAGTTCGTGAAAAAGGGACAAAGAATAAAGTTGGTCTCCGCGATGCCTTTGAGGACAGAGATCGTCAAGGATATGCGTGGAACAACATGATGCTGCAACGTTGGGCCGATCCTGACGGTGTAGAACACCGGGTGTTAGATGATTATGAGCGTAATCGCACACTGATTGATCTGACAGCCCAACCTGATGCTATCAAAGCAGAAGTTGATACTGCTATTTGTGAACAAATATCACATCGAGACATAGGTCAAGTTGGTGTTAGATTTATGCAATTTTGCGGCCGATATGAATTGAACAAATGCAGCGAGTCAGCTGATCAATTTGGACGATGGTTAAATGAAACTTATAAAGGGGTACTTGAACATGCTAGTAGCAAAACCAGTGATTGAAAATGAATTTTGGATTGTGCAACAAGACAACCACAAAGTAGGAAACGTTGAAGCATGCGATGACGGGTACCAAGTGCGTATCAATAATCAGATTGCACAATACAAAACTATCAGCATGGTGGAAGATCGTTTTAAAATTAAATTTGAATCATCATTGCCAAAAATCAAAGAAAACATAAGTTTAGTGCACGGTTATCCTGCTCAAGGCCGTGTGCATAATCCTGTATGGGATGTTCGCCATCGATTACCGATTTATACAAAAACAACCAAAAGTAAGAGTTGGTTTGCTGCCGGGTGGTACTCAGTCAAGAAAGGCCGTGCGTGGAAAACTGTACAAGATCCAAAACTGATTGTACTGGAACAATACCCGTATCGTGGACCATTTTATACCAAGGACTTGGCCGATGACCAATCTATTTAGAGATCAAGAAAAATTTATGAGGGCCTGTGAACAAACAGTTGACCAGCTCAATGAACAACAATATCGGCTGTATTACGATCTCATAGCTGAAGAATTTTCCGAATTAAATACTGCAATCACACAAGGCAATCGGGTAGAGCAACTGGATGCACTTGTTGATATTTTAGTTGTCACAATTGGTGCTATACACAGTATGGGTGCCGACGGTGAAAGTGCATGGAAAGAAGTCATGAGCACTAACTTTGCTAAGATTGATCGTGTCACAGGCAAGGTTCGTCGACGTGAAGATGGCAAAGTTTTGAAACCTTCTGGTTGGGTTCCGCCAGATCTTAAACCATTTATTAAAGGAGAATAAAATGTTTGGTGCAAATTATACAAATAACGGTATTTTAAATTATCGTTCAGCAGAAGAAATTAATTCAGCAATGGGTCGTGTTTACGGACACATGAGTCTTGCAGTGGTTGTGTCGATGTTTGTAAGTTATTTTGTGGGCACTAGTCCAGAGTTGCTACAATTCTTTTTTACAGGCGTACTAAAGTGGATTGTGATCTTTGCTCCATTGGTGGCAATTTTTGTAGTTACTATTTTACTAAACGCAAGCCCTACTAAACAAATGGCACAACTTTGCCTACATGGTTTTGCGGCCTTGATGGGCTTGAGTTTTGCAATGATCTTTGCGGTGTTTACCATGGGATCAATTGTCAGTGCCTTTATGGGTGCGGCCATCTTGTTTGGTGTCATGAGCGGGTATGGTTACTTTACCAAACAGAGCCTAGACAGCCTGGGCAAGTTTATGATTGTAGGTTTGATCGCCATCTGCATTGCCAGTATCGTTAATATCTTTATTGGCAGCACCGTGATGCAGATGGTGATCTCCGCCCTAGCCATCATTATCTTCCTTGGTTTGACAGCATACGACACACAGAAGATCCGTGAGGAAATTAGTGTAGAGACTAGCAATTCAGCAGAGATTCGTGGAGCACTAACTCTTTATATGGACTTTATCAACTTGTTTATCAATCTGTTGCAACTTTTT